AACGAGAAACATCGCCATCCGGACGCGAAAGTTCTAAATACATCGCCATCCGAAGAAAGTCGGGCGGAGCATACCGGATTCCTTTTTTAATAATCGCATCGCGAGAGATTGCTTTGAATAACGCTGGCTCCATCTGCGTAATATCGGCAATTCCCGTGAAGTTCACGAAGACCTTATACGTCCCGTGATGAACACCAGATTTGGCTTCTACATCTTCATACCCAGCCTTGTAATAGATATCCGCGAGTTCTTTCGCTGCGTCAAGCGCATTGTCGGAGTAAAAATCGTAGTCGGGGAGCTCGATGTCTTTATTGTAAAATTGTGCGTCTTCGGGGAGGATATTATTGATGGCCGTCCCGCCATAACAAACGAGCTTTTTATCTGCGATGAAATCCTCAACGATGGAAATGATTTTCTTCACTTGAGGATCTTGGATGATAGCGGCGCCCTTTTTCTTTTCAACTAAATCCACGGCGGCACGGAGAATCTCGAGCTCCTTTTCGTCGTAGGACTTATCGTCGTCGACCACACGAGAGTGCGAGTGCTTGTGCTTTCTGGACATTTAAATACTTTTATAATGCTTAACTATATGTTAGTAGTTTATTACTAACATATATAGAGATATTTACTCGTGTTTGTCGCTCGTTGCGTCTCACCCTGCGGGTTCGACTCCACTCGCTCCAAACACTCGGACAGTCTTCGTCCATTTCATCGTCTCGTCTCTCATCAATATTCTTATTTTGAATAGGCCGTAGGCGTAATGTATGGTAAATTCGCGAGGTGCGCGTGGAGCCTTTGGCGCAACAAGCACCTCGCGAATTTACAGGGTCAACTTCACCCCTCCCGCCGCCTCCGCCGGTCTTGACTCCATCGACGCTTTCGGGTTGGGCGGCGCGGGCGGCGCAATCGTAATCGGGACATACCGCAAGTCCTCTGGTTTCAAAATAAACGCATACCCCACCGACGCGAATTTATCCTCATATGCTTTTAATTTTTCATCCCGCGCCTCCTCCTGAAAGCACATCGCCGCGATTTGACACCCCCACGTAAATGGCGCATTGTGTCCATCGTTGACAGGACGCCCCCCTTTATCCGGCACTACCAAACACATATTTTTCTTATTCGCGTCTTTAAATGCCTGCGGGTCGCCCACATTTTTCACTCCGAAATATGTATATTTGGAAAGAAACAGCGACTTGGAACTCATATTCACGAGTTCAAAGAGATTCGTTTTACGGTAGACTGGGTTCGTGCCATCTACTATCAAAATGACCTTTCCCCTGAAATCCGCGAGATTTTCATTCCCTAAATCCTTCGACTGGTATTCACGACCGTATTTCGGTCCAAGAAGGTTTCGCGCAAGGGTCTTACTCCCCGCAATAATCTTCGCGAGGTTGTCATACATCGTAATATTCTGTGACATTATCCGCATATGAATAATGAAGGGGTCGTTCGGGTTGGGGCATTTGGACCCCGAAAATACATAACTCCCAAGCACTTCAAATGCGTCTGAAACAGGAATGTGATTGTAAGTCTCCTTATAATTGAACGAGTTCACAGAAGATGACGCAATGACGGGTTGATTTTCCACCGAGAAAACTTCAAAATCGATGAAACGACAACCGCGTGCGATGACATACAAAAACGCTTCCATACTCACATTTGAGTTCTTGAATTTATCGGGATTGAACGCGTTATATGCGGCTTTGATATAGTAATCACGCAGTTTGAATTTGGATTGATTATCTTCTAGGCTGATGGATGTAATGTTTTTATCAATGAATTCTTTCATATTGACATCATCGGGGTTCGTCATTCCTTCTTTCTCGGGCGCGGGCGCGGGCGCGGGCGCGGTCGTGGGCGCGGTCCCTCCCGTAAACGAATCCACAGTCATCGCCGCCTTCTTACGCTGATGAACCGTCATTTCTGCCTCCGGCGTATTTACAGTAAAATTCTCAGTAGATAGTATGGGTTCATTCCCGTTTCGTGATGCACGGATAGGCTCCGGAATCAGTTTTTCGATATCTGAGATAAAGGTTTCGGTCGTAGGCTGCGTAGCTACATTATCGACGCTGCGCTTCTTCGCACTAGCAGCGAATCCTTCACGCGCCCATCGCCGCTCATAACACCGCGTCTTAATGAGTTCTGATATCTTCCATAACGCGAACACCAAAATAATCACCCCGATAAAGAGATATTCTACTTGATGTTCTTTCATTATGTATCCGCGTTATAGTATATAATTATATAACGGTTATATTATTTTATACGGTATAATATTATATATAAAGTTATATCAAGGTGTATCTATACTAAAATATCCAGCAGCGCAACATAGAAAATGACAGGCGGATTATTGAATCTCATCGCCACTGGCAACCAAAACGTCATTCTAAACGGTAACCCCAAGAAGTCATTTTTCAAAAGCACCTATCTTAAATATACAAACTTCGGCCTTCAAAAGTTTAGAATTGATTTTGACGGTCAGAAGAAACTGCGTATGACGGAGGAGTCCAAGTTCACATTTTATGTCCCGAGGTATGCGGAGTTATTGATGGATACCTATATTTGTGTTACACTCCCCACTATCTGGAGTCCCATTCATCCTCCCGCCCGCGCAGAAGATATGTGGGCGCCTTATGAATTTCGCTGGATTGAAAATCTCGGAACCCAAATGGTGAAGGAAATTGTGATTTCAGTCGGTGGAATGACGCTCCAACGTTTCACAGGGAATAATCTGATGGCAATCGTAGAACGCGACCTCGACGCAACGAAGCGCGAATTGTATAACCAAATGACCGGACACGTTCCTGAATTATACAATCCAGGTTGTTCTGGCGCGCGCCTGAATCAATATCCGAACGCGTATCGCACTGGGAGTGCTGCCGGCGCGGAACCGTCTATTCGCGGGCGCAAGATATACATTCCTATCAACGCGTGGTTCACACTTTCGTCGAAAATGGCGTTTCCCCTCGTATGCCTCCAGTATAACCAACTTCAAATCGATGTGACACTGCGCCCCGTGAAGGAATTATTCACTATTCGTGATGTAGGCGACTCTGGAAATTATTGGCCGGTTGTCCAACCCGACTTCACGAACCCCCTTCACCAAATGTGGCGATTTTTATATCCACCCCCCAGTATTGATTTGTCTCTGAATTCTTACCCAAGTATTCGCACAGATTGGAATGCGGATGTTCATCTGATGGCGACGTATTGCTTTCTCTCGGATGATGAATCCAAAGTCTTCGCCGCGAACCAACAGAAATATCTCATCAAGTCATATTATGATTGGGTGTTCAATGACGTGACGGGGAATAAAAAACTTAAGATAGAGAACTCGATGGGGATGGTGTCGTCATGGACGATGTTCTTCCAACGTAGCGACGTGAATTTGCGGAATGAATGGAGCAATTATACGAATTGGCCGTATAACTACCTCCCATATGATATTATCCCCGCGCCCATCGACGATGATTGGCGCCCGACGTCGTTTACGGAAGTCGTCACCACCGCGAGCGATATCACGACGACGGCGTGGAGAGAACGCCCCGATTTCGTGAACGACCGATATTACTATGATAAGAACGGTCCGAAGAACGGGATTGGCCCCGGTATCAACCCGCGTGATAAACGGCTCACTGGCCTTCATATTACCGGCGATTTTCAGTCGGAGAACGAACGCGATATCTTACAGATGTTGGGGATATCACTGAACGGCAAATACCGCGAGAATCTGCTGGATGCTGGAGTGTATAACTACGTGGAAAAATACACGCGCACCCGCGGAAGCGCAAAACCAGGGATATATTGTTACAATTTCTGCCTGAATTCGGACCCATTTGACCTCCAGCCGAGTGGCGCCATCAATATGAGTAAGTTTAATCAGATAGAGCTGGAACTGACGACAATATATCCGCCGCTGGATACCGCAGCGGAGGTGAAGGTGATTTGTAATCCGAACACAGGAGAGATTATCGGGATGAATAAACCGAATGTGAATATTTATTTGTATAACTATGATTTACACATCCTGGAGGAAAGGTATAATGTGCTGACATTTGTGTCGGGGAATGCGGGCTTAATGTACGCGAGATAAAATACGTCATTTCGTATGCTTCGCACACTCCACTCCGTATTTTACCTCGCGTCTACTATTCGCCGAGCGCTCCGCGCAAGGCGTAATGCGATGGAGGTGAAAAGCGAATTTTCTATCGTATATATAACCGTATACATTTATATATACCTATACCTACAATGGCTGATGATGAAGATAAGAATATAGACGACGAAGGCGGCGACGAAGGCGGCGACGAAGAAGGCGGTGAAGAAGGCGAAGAAGAAAGCGCATTTAGCAAAGTGGGTGGAATGTTCGGCGGCGGTGGTGGTGGTGGCGGCGGTGACAAGGATGCTGACGCGGCCAAAGACATAAAAGCCAAAATAAAACCAAATTCATTATTCGATATTGCTGCGCTCAAAGAATTCGGATTAAGTGTTCTTACCCTTTTCATCGAAACCCTCATTATTTCCGTCGTATGTGTCAACATCCTCTTCTACGCAACCCCCGAAAGTATTCGCACCAATAATCTGAATCTAGAAAAACTATTCCCAACCGACCGACACGAATGGCCGTATTGTTATACTAGTGAATATACATCGTGTGATGCTGATTGTGAAGATAAGTTCGGCGGTATTGCCGACGACCCCAAATTATCTACTTCCAAGAAAATCTACTTGAAAGCCGCGATTCTTCTAGACACATATGTCTTTAAATGGTTCTGTCTCTCAAAAGATGAATTGGATATGATTAAAGAAAGTGTCGATGAAGGTGTAACCAAAGTCAACCTCTTAAATTGGGAGTTTATTAAGGCGCGATTCAAGCAATGGGTGAATAACTCTTTCATTTTCTCGTTTTCATCCGACCGCGCAATGTTGCTCACCGTGCTTGGTTATATTACACGCTTGTCGCACAGTATTCCGAGAGAATTGTATAGCGTCGTATCCCCGCTGATTATTATTTTTATGCCCTTTGTTTTCTTATTGTTTATGGGGTTTATGCTGATGGGTGGTCCATTTTTCACTACTATCATCGGAATGATATTGAACCCGACGGAACACCGGAAAGAGTTTATTGGCGGGTCGTTGTGGTCGATGTTTACCGCATTTAGCATTGGAGTTTTTCCAGTGGTGTCCTACTTTGTCCAACTCATCCAGTTTATTGGCACTTTCTTTATTTACCCACTGCTACACTGGGACCAGTATCGCGAGTTATACGCTCGATATGTTCCGATTATCTTCTTCTTCTTTAATCTGACACTGATGTTTTACGCATTTGAGTATTTGGATATCAATGTGGCGGCGATTGTGATATTGATGCTGCTAGTGCTATACTTGACGCATTACTGGAAGGGGATTATGGAGTTTTTTGATACGATAAAGAATTGGGGGGCGTGAATGCGTCGTTCATCCTTCGCTTGTTGTTCATTATTCGTTCGTTATAATGTCAAGATTGTGTTTCCCGTGACGAAGGATGAACGACGAATTCCGACAATTCGCCGAGCGGAGTGAGTGGAGGGAGCGACAGCGACCGCAACGAACGAAGCGAGGCAAAACGAACATAAACGATTCATACTATAAACTAGTATATCTGTTATACTCGTTTATTGAGTTATTTATTGATTCATATATCTATTCATTTATACAATGAGTGGTAAGAAAGCAACATCGGCGCCTCTTGGCGCATCTCTCCCCGAGAAATCCACCCCCGAGTATTTCAAAAAATACCCATTTGTCAGTGTTTGCACTCCCACCTTTAACCGTCGTCCCTTCATCCCAGCAATGCTCTCGTGTTTCAATCACCAGGATTATCCACAAGACCGAATGGAGTGGATTATTATTGACGACGGCACCGACCCCGTAGAAGACCTCGTCGCATCACATCCACGTGTCAAGTATTTCAAATACGACACAAAAATGACACTGGGAAAGAAGCGCAACCTACTTCACGAGAAGTCGCGTGGTGAAATCCTCGTATATATGGACGATGATGACTACTACCCGCCCCAACGTGTCTCTCACGCGGTCCATATGTTGACCACCCACCCCGATGCACTTTGCGCGGGGTCAAGCGAAATTTACATCTATTTCAAACATATCGGGCAAATGAAGCGGTTCGGTCCTTATGGTCCCAATCACGCAACTGCTGGGACATTTGCGTTCAAACGCAAACTCCTGAAACAGCACCGGTATAATGATGACGCGTGCTTGGCCGAAGAGCGCGCATTTCTGAAAGATTATACAGTCCCCTTCGTTCAACTCGACCCAATGAAGGTGATTCTGGTGTTCTCTCACGAACATAACACATTTGATAAACGTAAACTATTGGTCAATGCGAACCCGGATGTGGTGCGCGATTCACCCAAGAAAGTGATGGATTTCATCAAAGACGCAGCACTTCGCCGGTTTTATATGGTGGAATTAGAGAAACTTCTTACTGATTATACCCCGGGACGCCCCGAAATGAAACCGGATGTTATCGCTCAGACACTTCAATTGGAGAAAGAGCGTGAAAAGATGGCAGCGAATGCGGCTGCGGCGGGAGGTGGCGGTCAAATTATTTTACAGCAACCAGGACAGGCGCCTGTGACACTGAATAATCAACAAGTCGTCCAAATTCTTCAGCAACTACAGAAAGACGTGGATGAACGTAATCAAGAAATCGTGAGTCTCAATGAGGAGAATCGTCAATTGAAAGAGCGGTTAGAACAAATGACGCATTCTCAGAGCACACCCGCACCCGCACCTACACATACACCCGAGACTACGACTACAACCCAAGCATCAACTGACACAGAAACAATCTATGTCTAACGCAATAGCGCAATAACATAATTCAAAATATTATGTTATTCTACGAAGCAAGCGAGCAAGCAAGCGAGCGAGCGAATTTCAAACTTCTTGAATATCAACCGATGTAATCAATAATACCAAGAAACTATTCTTTCCTTGATGAATAATGAATTCACGGGATTTGTTATATTCTTCGAATTTATCGGTAAGAATGCTACGGATTTCACTGACGGGAAGACTATCATCTTTTGTTTTGTATTCACGTCTACCGCTGCTCTCGTCATCTTCGTCTCCTCCACGACGACGATGCTTTTTACTCGACGACGACGACGACGACGACGAGACTGCCGCCGGTGCGTCCGGTTCAATATACTCCCACTCGCCAACAGATTCAATCGTTTGATTATTTGTGATGTAAACAACCGAATCCGAATTGAATACGAGCGCCGAACCAGGTGCGTGTTCATATTTCTCAAGTTCAATCTCGGTGATTAGGTCAAACTCATCAAGAAAGGTATTTTTGCGAAGATAACTACGAATATACCCTGCGATTTCCGGTGTGATTTTTACAGTATATGTCTTGTTTTCGCTGTCGCTGTCGGTGTCGCTCTGGTCGCTCTGGTCGCTGTCGTCGCTGTCGTCGCTACGGTCGCTACGGTCGCTGTCGTCGTCCTGGTTTCGGTGTTCATCGCGGCGAGGTTCGCGGTCTTTCGTTTTTTTGTCCGACGGTTCATTTGCCGAAATACATTCGACTTCAACATTGAGTAACAAACGATATTTAGAATCTAATGAAATGGAAGCGCCCATTGTGTTGGTAAGAAAAATGTTTCTAAATAACGCTTATATCTTTTTGAGTTTATTCAAACGCACCAGATTCGCATTCATTCTCAGGAGTTTCGACGCTTTCTCCAGACTCCATTTTCTCCATATATTTATCTAAATACCGATAGATACGATTGACGTCCAACTTCGTGATTTCATACATTTCCAATATGCGCGGGATTTCATCTTCCGAATACTGTTTTTTCAGCGTCAAGAAAAATGTAAACAAGTCCTTCTGGTCCATTGACAGTTGGATACACAGATTCTGGATGAACAATTGATTGTTATACTCCGTGCTATATTTCGTAAGCACTTTCGTAAATCGCACCTCTGTCGGATGAAACCGCGCCTTTTTCGGAAACGATTGATGATACAAATAGTGATTGTAAAACGTCTTAATCAGCGATGATAACTCATTGAAAAGCCAAATCTGGTTCTGAAATGTAATACGGTCAAAATAATCCGCCTGGCAAATATTGTCAAGAACGAGCTTATAAAACGGCGCGGATACGGCCACTGGCATTTTCTCCAAGACATCAATAATATTCTCGTGCCACAACAGTCCAATTGTCGTGCGGTCCGTCTCGTTGATGAGGACATTATGGTCTGATATGGGATACTCCGTATTCATTAATTTCTCGGTGATTTTCTTGATGTCTTCATTATACGTCTTCGGCTGAAATATCGCGTGGAGGATATTATTCGCGAGTATATTATTGGACTTTTTACTCATCTCGGCCACGGCGACGAGCTTACGCAGATTCCCTTGGACGAATGCGATGACATTTTTCCGCATTGTCATATCGATACCCGAACCCATTGTCATATCAATAATCTGCGACATCTGAGACGGTGTTGGCGTCTTCAACTCATAGACGTGACATACTTTCATCAGTTCTTTGATTTTCTTGTCAATGTGATAATTCCCGATACAGATAATGGGATTCATCGTGATTTCTTCCTGCTTCTGCTTCTTCGTCTTTTTAGGACGGATGAGCTTGATGAGAGATGTAATGCCGCCT